GTTAATCTAGCCATTGTTATCTCCTTAAGCTAATAATTTAAACATCTTCCTGACACTAAATGTCGAGAAGCCCCAGTTTGGATCGTAGTTCAGCCGTGCCATATAAGGTCGGTTAATGTGCACAACATCTCTATCAGGGTCAACACCCCAACACCTAATGGTATTTGTCTCGTTGTTGTCGTCAATCACCTTTACTACATAGAAGTTTTTACCATTTTTAGACTTCTTAAGTTTGCACTCTCTTGGAATAAACCAGGTTACACCAAGATCTGGATCATATTCCGATATTGGAGGGATGTAGAGTTCTTCTAGTTTTTCTCTTACTCTCGGAGTAACAACAGAATTTATCGGAAAAACACCGGTTAGGGATACTAAATACTCAAGTTTCTCTTCCTCTGTGAAGTCACCTTCAGGTGCGTAAGTTTCGATGTTCTCTAGGAGGTTCTTCTCTTTTCTTGGTCTGTCTGTAACACAAGCAGACCAGAAATGCCTAAGACCAGTGAAGCGGTCGTCTACCAGATCATTCAAAGCCTGTCCGCGGCACAGAGCATCAAGAGCCTTCTTATTAAGCTTTGAGTATTTTACCTCTGGGTGAAACAGGAATTCCTCTATTGTGTTAAAAGGTCTATGTTCAATAATCTGCTGAATCGCTACGGCACCCAATCCTTTGATCGAAGTTAGAGGTTGAATCAGCGTTTCACCATCTTCGCTGATCTCCCATGCAGTTCCGGAAGTGTTGACATTTAGTGGCTCTACCTTGTAACCCATAGACTTGGCGGTTGCAATGGCTCTCTCTTTCCTCGTCTCAGGCTCCTTGTCTAGAAAAGCTGCTAACCATTCTGCGGGATAGTAATTAAACAGCCAAGCACATTGGTAGGACAAGACACAATAAGAAACTGCGTGAGACTTGTTAAAGCCATAACCTGAAAAATATTCAAACTTATCCCAAAGTTCTTTTGCTTGCCACCGTTGCATCCCTTTTTCAAGACAGCCCTCTTTAAACTTACTCCAGATCTTATCTTTTTCTTCTTGGACTTCTCCCGTCCCCTTCTTTGTCAGAAGTTTTCTTAGCTTATTTCCCTCGTCTAGGGTTAAGTTCTTTCCAAGTTTGTGAGCCAGCATTGCAATTTGCTCTTGAAAAATAAGGAAACCATATGTCTCCTCTGTTATTTCTCGGATGGTTTGATTAAGATATTCGACATCTTCTGGATTATGTTTGGCATCAACGTATATCTTATCCACTCCAGCGGAGAGAGGACCAGGGCGGTATATACTAGTAATAGCAGCCAAATCAATGATATTATCTGGTTTAGCTCTCTTGCAAAAGCTTTGAGCGCCAGCTTCTGTGAACTGAAATATTCCTGCCCACTTTCCTTCATGGAACACATTCTCCCAAACTTCTTTGTTGTTAAGATCTAGTTTATCCGGGTGCAAGTTGTCTTCGTAAAAACCCCTAACATCTTCGAAAGATGGATTCTCAATATTATGGTGCTTTCTGAGAATCCTTTCAATCGCGCCTTCTAGCATTCGCAGCGATGCAAGCCCAAGGATATCAAACTTGATGAAACCCATGGGCTCTAAGTGTCTTACGTTCTGCCCTTCAGACCATGGTGTCTGTCGGACACCACCTGAATTAATCAAAGGCATCCACTCATTTAATCCCTCTCCGACAACGACGCCGCCGGCATGGCGGCTGGCAGATCTAGTCTGCCCATAAAGTTTTTCAACGTGCGTCTTAATATGGGGGTACTTCTGCAAAAACTTCTGCAAGGTCTCTGAATATAGCATCAGCTCTTCGAAAGTTGGAGTGTAAACTCCTGCAGTGATTCCATGAGCTTTTTTCGCAAGGGGCGTTGCTTCGTGCACCATCTTGCTGGTCACATTGTTTACTTCCGTAAATTCGATTCCATAAAATTTTGATATATCTTTGATCAGTGATCTTAGTTGCAAAGTGTTCCAATTTGTAATGGGGACAACAGTGTCATTTCCCCATTCATCAATCAAAAACTCCTTCAACTGCATTGGGTCTGAGACATCGTAATCAATATCTGGATAGCCTGAGCCGCCTTTTGTCAAGAATCTCTCGAATTGTAAACCGTATTTAATTGGATCAATTTGTGTAATCCCCAGCACATACGAGACCAGCGAGCCGGCGGCTGAACCGCGTCCGGGACCGACAAGCTGCCTTTCTACTGCCATGTCTGCGATTGCCTTCATAGTCAAAAAGTATTTTGCAAAGCCGCGGTCTTCAATTACTGCAACCTCGTACTTTAATCGCTCCACATAGTCTTGTCGCGAATGAAGTCCTAACGATCGTAAACCCTCAACTGAAAGAGCTGCTAGAGTTTGCGCGGCGGTGCTACCTTCCGGCACTACAAATTCTGGGAGGCGGACCGTATTATCCGGCAAAAACGTTTCAATTCTTTCATGAGCGATATGATGAGTTCTGATAATAGAATCTCTAACTATCTTGTCGTCATACTCAACTCCTGCCATATCTGAATACTTTTTGTAGCTTTCCCACATCTGTGTGCCGTTCTTTGGGTAAAGTTCATACCCAACTTCTTCAACAGATGTCGGTAACTCATCAGAAAGATAATCAGGCTTACCCTTTCCTAACCAACCTAGACGTTTGTAAAGTTCCCTATCTTTCCAGGCTTCAGGGTTGTAATAGTGGCTATCAGCTGTGGAGATGAGTTCGATACCAAACTCATGATGCATCTGAATGATATATTGGTTCAGGTCGTGCTGTTCCGGGACGTTATTCCACTGCAACTCTCCATACCATCTATCTCCAAAAATAGACTGCATTTTTTGTGTCGTGTGCCTCATCGCGTCGAGGATAGCATCGGGACCATCATCCCTATTCTCCCAATAGTTTCCGGCATAGACTCCACCCAAACAGGCTGATGCTGCAATCACACCTTCATTGTGTCTCTTAAGGAGGGCATAGTCGACGCGGGGGTACCTATAAAAGTTGTCGCCAATATAGCTCGTTGAAATCATCTTAAAAATGTTCTTTAAGCCGGTTTGGTTTTGAGCCAAAAGAATCAAGTGGCGCCGGCGATTAAGTGCAGACTTCATCTTCTTTTTAGATTCTTCATTCTCAACAGTTGTGCCAGAGTTGCCAGCTTCATATTCTGATTTGTTTTTCGCTGCTGCTTTGACGGTCTCATATTCTTTCTTCCAATTTGAGACTGATGGGATAAAGTATGCCTCAACACCAAAGATAGGCTTGAAGTTCTTCCCTTGTTTCTTCATTTTTTTTGCATGCAAGACTTGCCAAGCTAAGCCGTTCATGTTCCCGTGATCAGTAAGAGCTAGTGCATCCATTCCGTTTTGGAACGCGTAATTCATATGATCTGGGGGGTAGCCAAGAGCATCAAATGGGGAGCCTGCTACGGAATGGGCATGCAAGCCAACGAATGGTATCTCTGTATTAGATTTCATCTATCAATTCTTTCATTTCTTCATTTAGGGTAAACAACTCTTGTTTTACCGCTTCTCTTTCTCTCTCAAACAACTCAATTATAAACCTTTCTTGTTCTGTTGTCAAGAATAAATAAGCAGCCGGAAAGCCAATATCTTCTTTTATATTGTAACTTAACATGTTATATACTTCCTCTATTCTTTCATTAATTTTCACTTTTGATCTTCCCTTCTTAAGAAAAATGGCTTACTCATAGTTTTTGTCATTTTGTTTATTTTTAAATCTGAACCATAGAAACTTCTTAGGCTTTCCCACGAGTCAAGATCATAGTACTTGTCTATTTCAACCAGTTCATCAATACCTATATTATCATGTTTAAATATTTTGTCAAGAGTAAAGTTTTTGGCTGACCATCTTTCGTGAAAAGGCAGATTTTTAGCTCCCCCTGTGTTATTTTCGTTGACCTGCCTTCTCCACAGTAGCCAATCGTCCGGGGTGAACGAAAACGGCAAGTATAAATTGTCTCTTACTGTTTTGTTTTCGTAGGACGCATACACTTTTTGTCCGGAACGTAACTTGGCTCGAAATGGCTTCAACGACTTTGGGTTATATATCCCATAAGGAAATGACACGAAATAGCTGGTGGGTGCTACCCATTTTGATATTTTCTTTGAGACTATAAAAGATGTTAAGGCTCCGTGGAGTATAGACCAGCCAAGAGTATCTCTTCTGTTTCTGTCTTTCTGCAGAACAGGCGTATAGAATATCGGGATATATTCTTTCGAAAGGTTTGGAACCCTCTTAAAAGACCAGCTGTCATAAATTATAGGGTCCATGACATAGTCTCCTATCCTACTCTTAATAAGTGGAGCTATATCATCGTTGCATATAATCCAAATAGAATTGCAACCAACTAAGGCGCACTCATACACTGACCTCTCTAGGGCTGTAACTCCTTGATTTAAGGGCTGCATGCAGTCGGACCATGGCAGCTCCAAGACGTCTTCTCTTCCAGAGATTGGTATTATACCCGCCATGATTCTATTTCCTAGTGAATTTTCCATCTAAAAAATCCTCTAATCCTAAGCTTAAAAATTTTACTTTTTTGCTATCCTTATAGGAGTTGTTGTCAATAGGATAGACAAACCTTTGAAGGTGCTCTAGTTGTATCTTTTTGTATTTAAACTCTCCATTTTTGTATCTTGCGTTTTCTTTGAGACCCAAATACCCCATGGCTTTTAACATATCCCTCAATTTAAATGTTGCCATGGTATCAGAATAATTAAATTCATACAACTCTTCTCTCGATAGGTTGGATACTGTGACGATATCAGTCACATACTTTGATCCGTCAACTCTTTTTGAATTATAAAAGTGAACCTCTGACACTAAGCCATCAGAACTAAACTTTGAGTCTAAGCCAATCGCATCCTTTCCCATTCTTGACACTTTAAAATCATCTACAACTTTAAATGTAGCCTCTTCAGCTTTAAGTATTGGGCTATTGTGTATTACGTTCACCTGGTCGCATATAAAGCAAGTCCCATACTCAAACTCAACTATTAAATTATCATCGAATATTTTAATCTGCTCGTCGGAAACTCTTATGTGTTTTAGATTTTCATACTCCAAATTCAAAGAGAGGAGTCCCATTATTACCTTAATAGTCTCAAAAATCTCTCTTCTGTTGCTGGTTCCAAACAACGAGAAAAGATCTGAGTGCTCGAAAAAGAAAGGGAAGTCTCTGGAACTGGGAATATAGTGGTACTGATTACAGTAAGCAAACAGGGCTGATTCCAAAGAGCACCCTATTACAACCGTGTCTAGTAGCACATATTTCTCCACTCATAATGCTCGTAATCATAACTAGCTAATAGATACGAGCGCTCTAATAAGTAACTACCTTGCATGGCTGGGTTTCTTGGCAGACACACCTCGTCGATGATCGACATTAAATTGTTGTACATCTGGTTTGTATTGCTAGATAAATTAAAGTGTTGCCCTCCGGTTGCAACCGCAAGTTCATCCCACCCCCAAAATGGCGACGAGAACGTGTAAAGCTTAGTATTCGGCGCTGCAGCTAGAGCATTCGCAAGATCTTGATTTACAAAAACTGGCTCCATCAGTGACTGTTCTGCTTCGTCGCTTATTACAATAATTATTCTGTCCGTATTTGGGCGCCAACTAAGAAAGAAATTGTCCTTATCGGGAGTAGAAGCAATGCCCCGGACCCATCGGCGGTTGGCGAGATCTACATGGTTTGGCGCTAGGTTTCGTAAGGATAACATCAGCGCGTCCATGAGCATCTCTATACCTCCGGAGAATCCGGCGATTTGCATTGCCAGGAAGTCTTCGAAGAAGTCACCAAAAGGGCTAATGTCTGAGACGAGTGTCAACACTTCCAAATTAGACCTAATATTATTGGGATCTGGTGCTCTCGTTGGTCCAATTATTATTCCCCAGTGAATTGCTTCTTCTGCAGCGAAATGTTGCCCAAATCGGGATAAAGCTTGAGTTACCGCTCTTATTGTACCACCCATTGATCCGCTTGTATCTAAAATTAGCAGGATATCAGTATCTCGGATTTCCTCTCCATAGTCTACTTCACCGTCGCAATCGTCGTCAGACCCATTGCAAACTTCATCAGTAGGGATAACTTCGCCAACACACAAATCAACTGTCCAATCTTCATGCTGATTTAGTCCGCCCCAGCGTCCTTCTATACAGGTTTGCTCTCCGGGGATGCATATGCCTACATTCAGTGTGTCTCTAGGTCCAGTGTAACATGCCCGAGAAAGTGACTCGTCGAGCAAATCGTCGCAATCTTCATCAAAATTATTGCAGACTTCTTGTTCAATGGCTTGACCGATTTGAGGATTGCAGTTTTCTTCGTCTTGGATCGGGAAATAGCTACAGATCGACGCGCAAGGACCAAGTGTAATTACCGTACAGTCGACGTCTTGGCACACACAAGTCTTGAACCCTTGACCGCAGATTAGAGGCTCTTCTGCACAGGGAAACAGCGCTCCAACTTGATCCCTAGTGCATGCACAATTTAATCCTTCATCCGGGATTCCATCACAATCGTTGTCTAGTCCGTCACATTCCTCATCAGTGGGAAGTTGCGCTGTGCATGATGCCCAATTACCGGCTATGCAAGTCTCCAGTCCGCGGCCACATTGAGTCTCGCACTCTCTTATTAAATTCTCATCGGTCGACCCATCGCAATCGTTGTCGATGTTATCGCAAGTATCTTGTGGCAACTCCCCACACTCATCGCATGCGTTTCGCTGATCTTCATCGGTCTCTCCGTCGCAGTCGTCGTCTATAAAGTTACAAACTTCTTCTGAGGGGTCCCTGTTTACACAGTCCACTATCTCCCCGTCTTGGCACACACCAAGACCCTCTCCACACTCGTCTTCACAAGGATATTGTCCTTCATCAACTTGATCATCACAGTCGTTGTCTTCGCCATCGCAAACCTCTTCATCACAAGGCATACAAAGACCGTGAACAATCTGCCCTTTATCACACAAAACTCTTTGTCTGCCGATGCGACCGTCTTCAAGCTGACACTCGAACCACCGTAAAAAATCCCGCGAAGAGCCGGGTGGGCATTCGTGCGTCACTTGACAAGGGGATCTGTCAATAATTTCCGGAGGAGGACAGCTGGGATCAGTGCCGAAATTGCAAGCAACCCCTGCGTCATCGCAGATCTCCAAAGTTACTCGCATGGATTCGATGGATGTTCCGGGTCCAGGGGGGCAATACCACTCTTGTAACTCACAACACTGAGGTGAACAGAAACAGTACAATCTCACGTCTGACACTTCAGCTGAATCGCAAGGATCTGGAGGCGGTTCTACATCAATGGGTTCCGAGTCTAAAGGGACAAATGAGTCAATAACAGGAGGAAGCGGTGCCGCCTCTTCCATGTTTTCTGGTGGTATTATCACTGCTTCAGCGTCGGTATCGCCCCCAAACAAAACACTGTTCGGTGAAGCGTTTTCTGGTTGATTATCTGTGCAAGATAATGCCAAGGCGGCGATCGCCAGAAGTTTGAGTATTGATACTGGTACTGTTCTTTTCTGCATCTTAAGGCTCCAAATTATATTTCCTGTTATAAGCTTTAGTTGCATGCGGAAAGTACTTTTTTGCTATTGCCAAGCATGCTTTGGCGACTTCTTGTATCTCCCATTGGGCTCCTTCATGGAGCCTAAGAGATATAAACTTAAATAAATTATGTAGGTTAACTGTTCCGTAATATTCGGTGTATAAGTTCTGTGGCAGCACCCCTCTTGCTTGCTCCCTGCATATACCGGCATGGATCATGGCATTATATAACGAAAGGCTCCTATTGTTATGCATTTTTACAGCCTCAGAAGCTTTTTCAAAACCAATAGAAATGAAAGAAGAACTTAAAACGGGGTCGGTTAGCTCATCGTTACTTGCCTGTCTATTAGATTTATGCTGTGTCCTGAAATCTTTAGGTGCATAAAACCTTAAATCGACAGAAGTATATCTGCGACTAATTTCGTTATACGCCCAAGTACGATGACGGTGATGCTGACTCCTAATAAACAAAGGAACAGTAAAACGCATCGTAATAGTGCAATGTTCAAATGGGCTCGTATGATTATGGCGCATGAGATAATCAATGAGCTTTTCATCTTTTTCATCTAAAATCTCTTTTTCAGCCCCAAAACTAACACGTGCTGCGTTGACAATGCTGAGATCTGTACCCATGTGGTCAATATACTCTACGCATCCGATACCATCGTCATACAAATCACATTTCATTGAAATCTCGCAAGATGCCAACAACGTAGTTTTCCAGAATAGTATAATAGGACTTTCCCTTAATACTAATCTCGGAAACCATCGATCGATCAACAACGATTAGTTGACCTGCAGGGTCGGTTCTCAAAGCCCTAAGTTCCTTAGAACAATCTGCGGCGACGTCTAGGACGGTAGCCACAATATATCTATCTTCTTCTTGTTCATAATCTTCTGGTAGGAGAACCGTGGAACTCTGCTCCTTCTGGTGAAGGTGCGGAACAATTGTCAGGTGGCGATTAACAGGCTTTAGGACCTGGGAAAGAACACTAGACATGACTCACCATCCTTACTGTCTTTTTAAGCTTGTTAAAGTATTCTGTTAGTTGTTCCATATCTGTGTCAGACTTTACTAGTCGGTATGCCTTTACGGCTAGTCTCATTTCTTCCTTTGAGAGCCACCCGTTATCAGAATATGATTCTCTCAAATCTCGTCTCTGTTCCTTGAATGGTTCCATAGCGTCTTCAATTGCAGAAAACTCCTTTACAAAATTAGAGAGATGTTCTTCTGTGGTTAAAATTTGATCTTCTTTGTTGAGGTTCATTATTATTTCCTTTCTTATTGTACCTTTTAGTATCTTAAACCTTTTTTGAGTCGATGTCAAGCGTTTTATACATATTTTACTTCACATACGCCGCCGGCACAAGCTACTTCTCCCTGCAAGTCTGTATTGTCTTCGTCTTCTCTCACATTTGAGAGATCGATATTTGTTAGGGATTTCATCATTGCTTCGTACGTCTCCTTTGAGCAGTCTTCAAAGGGAGCCTGGGTATAAGTGCCTCCATCGTATGGTAAAACTGAAAGACCATTATAAAAATTTCTGTTCTCCCACATCCATTCACCGACATCTACCCATTCGGCATCTTTGATGGATATTGTTGCTGAAATGTTGTGAGTGTTCTGACCTTTTCTATATCCGGGCTTTACCCATGAGTCCGTCACTTGTTTGACCCTCTTAAGAAGCTGCAGCGCTGATTCAGTTCTCGTAATCGCGCCTTCGGGTGCTTTCTGGGGGACTGATATGACTGCAGTGTCATGTGGGCTGAAATATTCATCTTCAACCAACTCTGGATGATTCTGAAGCAGGTAAGCGTAAATTGGTTCTGTCTTTCCTACTCGGATTCGGCGAATATAATATTCAGAATGCCACGCGTGAATGCCGGAGGAAGTGCCCAACGTCAAACTTGTAGTTCCCGCGGGTTTCACACAAGTCGTTCGGGCAGCCTTGTTAATGCCGATAAGTTCTGCAACTCTTTCATTTTCCAACTTAACCCAAGAAGCTGCAGCATGCATGTCCAAATCAAGTACTTTCCCAGAAGCAATGCCGGTCATACTGACTCCAATGAGAGCATCCTTCTCTGTTGTTCTTTTCCACACGTCTCGGAGATAGTGGAAGTCTGTATAGCTTGCTTGCAAGGTGCCAATAAATGCGGCAGCTTGCACTCTTTCTTCTAAATCTTTTTGATTTTCAACGTTCGAGACATTGACCTCTGTAAGGTTACAGAATTGATATGGTCTCAATCCGATTTCGCAACAGGGGTTTGTTCCCCAATCCTTATCGTTTGAAAAATAAAATCCTGGTTCGCCGGCGCCTGATGCTTTAACTCGGCTCCAGAGGTTCATAAAATATGGCTGGTCAATCTTGTGGCGCAAGAGAACAACAGAATTATTTGCTCTGCCTCTTTGGGGATTAGTTTCCCACCAGTTTCCAGTTTTTGCAGCGAGCATCTCCTGGTCGTCAGCCGAAAACAAAGAAATTAGGGCGGCACGACGGATTCCTCCTGCGAGGACAGCGTCAGCGATATGGCACACCATGTCATGAACTTCAATTGTCCTAAGCCTCTCTCCTTCGTCTTTCTGGGACAGCATGCCTTCCAATTTAACTAGACACTCTCTTAGGGGCTGTGGTCCGGGGGCTTTACCTCCTGAAGTTATCAACTGTGATCCTTTTGCTCTGATGTCCGAATAATCAAATCTAAGCCTATATCCTCCATAAAAATACGACCTGAAAAGGGCTTTAACTGCGTCCGCCCAACCTTCGATGGAATCTGCGATTAAAAATCTTTTAGTTCTCTTTGGGTTTGGCTTCCTAATCTCGGGGAGTTTTTCAACGTGATGTCTTTGTACGCTAAAACCGACACCAGTTCCGCCTAATAGTAGAAACATGGCTTCAGAAAATGACCTCCAATCGTCCAGGGGCATGAATGCACAATTAAAGATTCTGTTGGGGGCAACCTCTATAGGCTTACCGCCGAACTGCATTGAGCGCATAGATGGAAGGACCTTTTTGTCGAACACGTGCTTGTATGCCCTTGTAATCTGAATTTCTAATTCAGGAAACTTTTTTATATGCATTTTCATGTTTCTAGAAACAAGCTCATGCCAAGTCTCTCTTCGCTTTTCACTTTCTAGGTACCTGGCATACTTCATGTGTACCGTGATTTCTGACAAAATCTGATTTGATAACTCCACTCTACTTTCCTCCGTTGTTCTGTTTTTTATAATTTTCGTACTTTTTCTTCAAACTGGCAAGACGTTCTTGCGATGACTTTTCCATTATATCGCTTATCGACTCATTAGTCTTATTTAAAACTTTTATTTTCACGTTACTAGTGTCCATAAAAATAGGATAAACTATTCCATCCGGACCATTTCTGTTCTTAGCAATGAAGATTCGTCCCTGATTAGTATTCTTATCTTCTATTGTTCTGGAGACTGTAAAGATAAAGTCTGCGACAAAACATTTATTGAAAGCTTCCGAAATAGACTCCATTGTTATGACTTCTGCATTCAGACCCGATCGATTGGTCTGTGATGCGGTCCAAAGTGGGCATTCTGCTTCTTGAGCAAGACCCCTCAACTCTTCATAAATAGTTTCAAGCTGGTGTCTTTTTTCGTCTCTTTTTGAAGATTCCGGCTTAATTAAGTCACCATAATCCACAATAATCATATCGGGAACAAAATCCCTTCTTCGTAACTTATCAATATGATTCTTAATTGTGTTAATTGAAGCTGACCTTGTCGGGTACTCTTTTACAATTAGTTTTCCTGATAAGTCTTTTATCTCATCGTAAATTTTCTCTTTAAAGACTGCTAAATTTTTAAGCTCCACACCAGTAATAGCAGAGTCGTAACGACCTGCGACGACAGTGTCAGCAAGCTCCAAAGTATAATGTAAAACATTTTTACCTTGCTTAAGCGCTTGAGCGCCCAAATGTACCAAAACCATAGACTTGCCAGCACCAGTAGGGGCAACAACAACTCCCAACTCACCTTTACCTAACCCTCCTTTCGCGATTTCGTCGATTTGATCCCACCCTGTCGTGACTGGGGCTCTGGACTTCTTTTGGAATCTTTTTTCAAAATCCGCTAGATATTCATAACCAAAAGAGTTGTCTGATCCCAGCTTTAGGGCGCCATCGATAATTTTTGACACTTCATCAAACGAGGAAGATTTTATAAGATCCACAGACTTAATCAAGGCTTCCTTAAGTTTCTGCTTTTTGCAGAAATCTAGCGCCGTGTCTTTAATGTATTCCGAGGAGTTTGGCACATGACCCTTCGCCAAAACCCTTGCATAGTACTCGCGGATACGAAGTTTGACTGAGTCTGGTTCTGCATCCAAACCTGTTCGTATGATGGAATGCATAATATTAGATGTGGGGTGGACTCCATATTTTTTCCTATAATCTCTTATTTTTGCAACGAAAACTCTCAAGTGCTTTAATTCTAAAAAGTTCAAGTCGAGAACCTCAAACATTTGATCTGCAAAAGGTCTGTCATTTAAAACCAAATGACACAAATCCTCTTGAAACGACTTTCCAAATTTTGAAAAACTTACCTGATGTTCCATTGTCCCTCTTCTTGTTGTTTTTTTCTTTTACGGTATATTCTACTTAGAGAATGAATTAATAATATCGTTAAATTTTTGTTCTAAATTTTGCATGTTCACCGTCAAAACACCATCTTTAATCATTAGTTTTCTCATCTCTGTTTGATTATATTGGGGGCTAAACTCCTCAAAAGTTTCATCAACTCGATTTTTTGATTGTATGGACATTTGTGGTGACGATAGTTGCATTATTTCGTAATTTTCTTTTATTACGTCCTCCGATTCTAGAACATTTTGATATATTTTTAATCTTTTATTGTCTGCCGTTGACGACTCGCTTAAAACATCCTGAATGTAATAGTCCTTATCTGACTTGAGGAAAGGGAACCTCTTTGCAACCGTCCCAAGACCCACCCTAGGGACACCTTGTAGATTGTCGCTTGGATCCCCTGCCATTGACCTCGCAAGGGCAAAGTTTCTTGGATGAATTCCGTACTTTTCCAAAACAGCATTGATGTTAAGAACTTCTTTTTGGATTGGTCTAAAAAGAAGAGTTTTCTCATCCAGCAACTGAATAAAGTCTTTGTCTGCCGAAACGATAACTTTTTGCCATTCTGCAAAAAAACTATTGTTTTTAATATAAGAAATGACGTCATCAGCTTCCACTTCTGGCTCCATAAACTGAACTATGGGAGTCTGGTTTAAATACTCTACCACCCTTAGTTGTTGCCAGAGCTTATTGTTGTCTGTGTCTTGTGGTGTCATCTCTGAAGTGGACCAATTGACTCTAAGAGGTTTTCGCCCCTCTTTGTAATTTTTGTTAATTGCTCTTCGCTTTCTGGATCCGCCTTGACCATCCCACACGACAGCAATCATGTCTGGTTTTACTTCACCTGTTATTTTGTTCAGAATATTTATGAACGTTCTCATGCCGCCGATAGGCTCACCATTGGTGTTTTTGCTTGGATCAACAATATACCCTCGAATAAACTGGTTATATGCGTCTACGATCATTAATCTTTTCATTTTTTATCCTTTCTCTTGTCGACCGAAATACAGGCTGCCAAAAAAAAGCACATCTGCAATCACACCCCATATTAATGGCTGGTCTATCAAATATTGTGTTAAAGTAAACATAACTTACCTTTCAAAAAAGAAAGCCTGGCAAGAGCCAGGCTTTCTGTTAGTCACTCACTAGGCTCCGCGTCGTCGGTGGAGTCGTAGAAGTCCTCTGCATTGCCTTCTCTATTCTTGAACTTCATAATAACATCATTGTCCATGATTGTCAAGACACTCTCCCTAAAATCTTCCTTCTGCAGTTTAGAAGTCCAAGTCTTACGCTGAAACTTCTCTTCTGATCCGTCGTTCTTCACTAACGTGAACCATGCTCCAGACTGCTTCAGTCTTTCAGAGACTTGTATTGCGTCGAACCAACTTTCTTCATCCTGCACTCCGATGCTTTCATCACCCCAAAGGATCTTGAAGTTGCACGTACGCCCAGCGGTGCCAAATCGGGATTTTTCCAGCTTTACTTTAACTTCCGAACCAATACGATACCCATTGTCATCTACTATGAAAGAGGCTTTCGCCTTTCTAGCAGTTAACCACACCCGCAATGAGTAAGCATAAGACATCGCTTTACCCCCGGGGGTAAAATAAGGTGTAGTCATCGCTTCGGCTGGAGTCCTAGCTGCCATATTTGTCTTCAGCTGGTTTAAAACCAGCAAAGTGGCATTTGCATCAGCAATGGGAATTGTGAGCTTTGCCATACCCTTAGACAAGATTCTAGGCTTCACCGCCATTGATGACTGTGGGTTGAAATCGCCTTCGACGTCTGAAATAGACGGCGTTAGTGCTAGAGAGTCCCAGATAAAAAGCCACTTATTACCAGTGCCTAACAGTTCTTCGATAGTCTCAAGGACAAACTCGACGGATTCAGCCTGTACATACATGAGTCTCTCAAGATCACAGCCGGCGCGTTCAAGAAAACTTGGGTCTAGTGCCGATTCCGAGTCGAAATAAACAACATCAATCCCCATCTTTTGTGCATTGCCCGCGACTTGAGCAGCCATAAACGACTTACCCGTTGCTTCCAATCCAGCAATCTCCGAGATTTTTCCCACGGGGATGCCAGCCAGCTTACCCTTGCAAATAATTGAGTCTAACCACCTAGATCCAGTGGGAATCCAATCGTTAACTTCAGTTGGGTTATTGTCTTGTAGAGAGTGAGCCACTTCTCTTCCCGCTTTTTTGTTTATAATACCCCGAATTGCGGATATATCCAGGGCTCCTTTTTTAAGTTTTGTGACTTTTGCCATACTTACTCCTTTATTATTAAGATTTCAGAACTAGTTCCCATTTTTACTTTGGCTTCGCCCTGTTTTTTATTCCTGACATTTTTCATGCCATATGACCAAGATTCTTCTATAATCTGATATTTGCTGTACATGTGTCGGACTTGTTCACAATCGTTGTAGGAAAGCACCCAGCCTGGATGGGAGTCTAGTAGGTCATAAAGGGCTTCATGACCGAAACCTTTATGCAGGTTTCCCTTGTCCCCATATAAGTTATTACCAGCCTTCAACATATAAGGAGGATCACAATACAAAAAAGAGTCCATATTTGATGGTATCGACTCTGTAAAGCATTTTGACTCCACTTTGAGGTTTTTACATGAGAAATTTTTCAACCTATCTATGCTAGAATCGGTAAATCTCGCGTATGAAGCCCTTTTAGAATACCCACCAGACAAGGTTTCTCCGCTAAAACTACTTCTGTTTAAAGCATAAAAAATTGCAGAATTTCTAATGCTGTAGCTTTCAGCTTCTCTGAGTTCTGATCTCAGGTCAATAAACCTATCTTTTGTCAAGCCTTTAAGTTTTACTTTTTTTGATTTTACAACCTTGAAGAAGTCCTCATTAAACTCTCTAAAATTGTCAGCTTCTTTCGCTGTAGCGGACGGCGATTGCAGTGCTGACTGCCAAAACCAAACCAATGGTTCAAACAAATCAAAACCACTAACCTTAATCTTTCGCACTGATGCTAAGTGCAGTTCGAGCGACGCGCCGCCCAGAAAAGGAGAGCACAATGAGCTGATCCCCGGTGGGATATAGGGAGATATTTTTTTTACCGCTCTGGATTTCCCACCAGGGTATCTTAAAAGCCCGGACATCAGCTGTTCAAAAGATCGTTAAAAGCCTCTTCGACTGCGCTGACAGGCTCCTGGCTGGAATTGCCGTACTTCTCGATAGCTGGTTCAGAAGTCTCTGAGCTGAGAAACTGATCCAATATACTTTGGACTTCTGAAGTTGTCTTTCTTTCAAAAAGCTCTTCAAAATTCGGAATTGTCTCTAGCAACTCAGTACAGCGCTCGTCACCGCCGACAGCGTCATCACAAAGGACCGTCTTACGGGGACGTGGGCGGATATCTGTCCTAGGGAAACTTGCTCCCGGTAACTTACCATACATTAGTTTAAGATCATTTCCATTTTCAGGATCTGTGATATCTCCATAATCTGGATCTAAAACAATTGTTAAGAGCTTTTCATAAGCCATCTTTCCGTATCCCCACACTCGAATACCTTCTGACTCTTCTCCGCGGACTAGAACTGGCGAGAAAAACCTTTGCTTTGCAAACATATCCTTGGCTTGTCGCTTGCTCTCTTCTGTGCCCTCATTCCAAAGTTTGTTTGCAAAATTACAAACAGGACAATCATCACCAAAATTCCTCTTTGGACAAAGGAATCCCGAGGTTCCTACGTTGTAGTGAAAATGGCGCTCCTTGAAAGGGTCCCCATCGGATGTGGAGACAATTCTAATATTATTCTCTCCGTCTTCGGGTCTCCAAAACTGATTTCTGTTTCCGTCGCCCTTGCCGTTAAGTTTATCTAACTTCGCTTTCATAGCGTCTAAATTAAGTGCCATGCTATATTACCTCCTATGGTATTTTCTTTTTTTGCACGTTTGGCTATAGCAGGTCGGCA